ATCGGCGATGTGCGCTCGTCGTCCTGAGCGGTGCCGAGCAGATGCGTCTTGCCATGTCCAGGCGGTGAAAACACCAACATCTTCGCATGACGCTTCGCCGCTGGGTTAGTAATTTCCATCAGATTAAATCCTTTCTTGGTATGTCTATTCTTATTATCTCGCCTGGAACCTCATAAACTTTGAACGATATTCCGTGGCTAGAACTTTCAACCTTTCGCATCTTTTCAGACTGCACGATGTTGACGATTCGACAAACGTCTTCCCAAAACATAGGCATTAAAAATTTACGTATAGTTATGCGATCCATATCGATCCTAAATTTAGGTCGGGGTATATCAATGAAAGATACCGAAATACGTAATCGGGTAACGAATCGCACCACGGGATATTAGGATTGTCCGTTTTCCCATAAGGTTCAAAACTCTTACGAGCAAAGCGATGTGCGAGGCGACTGATGTCCCCATTCGATTGAAGGTAAATAGAGAGCATGATCGCGAATGCATCTGCCCATCCTTGCATAATAGAACCAAGTTTGCCAAAATCATGGATGAACACTTCTAAAGGATCACCATCAATTGTTACGTTGATAGTAATGAATCCTTTGAAACTGCCAATTGTAACTTTGTGAGTTACACCTTTAACATCTTCGCGTGTTTTCATGCCTTACGATCTTCCCCGATAACGAATTGACTTTCAATTACGTCGTCCGCGTCGGACCCATCTTCCATCGCTTGACAAATTTCCCGCACTGAACAACCCGGACACCAGAAAGCTTTCGGATTCGGATAGCGCAGCTCCTCCTGCTCCCACGCTGTGTACATATCGCGATACTCCCAAAACAGACGCTTCTCGAAATTCAACAACTCTTGCTCATTACGCATGACCTCGAAGCGTTTGAAAAATGGATCCCATCCACGTTCAAGTAACGCTGCAAGGCAATCAGCATGTGATTCTGACGTGACTTTGTTACCGATCATGAGCCCTTCATCCTTGAGCGCTTCACGGTAAGCGTCAGGCGTCGTCAATTGATCCTTGGCTGTAGACAAGCCTGATGGATTCTTCTTGGTGGCTTGGACGTATCGAGGTTCCTTTGGCACCTTTTTGACCGCATAGTTGAAGACTACTCCACGCGGGATCTCCCCCGTCCACCGCCACACGACGTAACAGTACCCCGTTATTTGATCGTCAAAGTCGAGGCCACGATCATTCGGGGATGAGGCCGTTGTTTTGTGATCGACAATCCAGAGCCCCTTCTTCGGCGTCTTACGTTCCGTAAGCAGGTCGATCCGGGCTGATAGGCAAGGGGGTGGACCGCCGTACACGACAGGTTCCTTTGTGTCAGGATGCACAATAGGAACGAGGAAGCGCCCTGATTCATGTAGGACTGCTTGGGCGCTTTTTGGGTAACCTTTTGGAAGACGCGACTCTTCGGGTGCTTTTCCGATCCATTTACCCTCGACTGCGAGGGGTGTACCGAGTTGCACAGGTGCAACGATGTCATATTCTTGGTACTCTCTGTACATTGCAATACCAAGTTCACTCAATGCCAAAAGTTCTTCATGTGATTCAGCATCTGGGTCAAACTTCTCTACCATTGCAGCGATCCACTGCTTGGCGTCAACTTTTAAGGCCTCAAACGACAACGGTTCACCAGCGTATATACCTGCCAGGAGCTCATGGAACCATGTGCCGAACTCAAAGTGCCATGGCGGCGCGCCCTTACGCTGCAGGTTCTCAATTGTCTCATAAAACCATTGACGACGACATGTACGAAATCCACCGCGCTCGGTGACTGAGACATCGAGCAGATTGTGAGTCGCGTTCTGCGGCTCAATTTTCAGAAGTAGCGACGCATCGCTCATATCGGTGATACCTTCCTCGGGCGATAAACCAGTTTCCGATACATACAGCGTCAGCCTCATGACGGGTCAGCATTTTTAACCCATTCAGTTTAGCCGCTGGATGTCCTTTCCACTGACTCGGTCTAACCCAGTAAATGGATTCCGATTCTTCTCGCACTAATGCCTCGACCCTTTCGCATGCTTCTGCCAGGTGTCGAATTTGTGGACCTTCTTCACACACAACGGCAAGGCCCGGATGCGTTTCACGCAAATTGCGAAGGCGCTTGCGCAGTGTTGTGTGCGGGGTTTGGGTAGTGAAGGTTCCTACAAGCGTTGTTCCCGCAAATTCCGCGACTCCGGTGCTTGGACCGGGGTCGATAACAACTAAATACATGAGATCCTCTGATGGGTAATCAACGCCATTGATCGCATCATTATTGCAGATGTCAAGTCGGTCGTCAACTAATTCCTTTCAAGTAATATAAACAGGGGTCCCGACGGGAATGCGACGGTACAATAGCCGCACGTCCGCGGGAGTCATTCGTATGCATCCGTGACTTGCTTGGGTGCCGAGCGACGCGAGGTCGTCTGTGCCATGTATTCCGACCCCATCCCATATGTCAAGGAACGCAGCTTTGATTGGGTTACGCGGATCGTACCCGTCAAACGTGACACCACGTAAATCTTCAGGTACCCATTCACTATATGGGGCCGTCCAATCTGGGTTCAACGCCTTACGTTTAATAAGGAACATACCCGATGGCGTTTCATACCCAATCGCTCCTATCGCAATAGGAAATGAACGTACATGTCGGAAGCGTAACTGATCTGACTTACGTCTGTAAAAATGCAAACGGTACTGACCGCGGTGTATGACCAACATTTTCGACTGAGCTTCTGCTAGCTGCTTAGGGCTGAGAACGTCACGACTCATGATTGATCGACACCATCTTCGGCTTGTATGTTTATACTGTCTTGGTAACGTCGCCATGCGTATCCATAATGGAACCATGAGAGCGCGTGTCCCAATGGATCATGCGGATTATAATTTAGCATAATAATACTCGCAACATCTTGTATAAACATTTTTGCATTGAGTTCATACACTTCTTCAATTAATTGGTTAGGACTAGTAGGATAACATTTAGTATCCTCAAGCGCACCTGCTTTAGCTTGTGCGAGATCCGTCATTGTGTAAGTCACCGTAGCCTCCTGGGATTTGGTTTTGAATATAGCCCCGCCGGGAATCGAACCCGAATCTCCGGCTTGAAAGGCCGGCGTCACTAACCGTTAGACTACAGGGCCATTAAAATTTGGCATATAGGGATTCTCTACCTTACCCCATAGCCGGTACTAATTATTCCCGTAGCTCATGCCAGATAACTTAATGCAATGGTAGAGGGGAATATAATAATTTAATTCGATCCTTCCCATGATGCAGGATCTAGGTTAAAATCCCGGAAGCGATTAGCGTTGCGAATTGGCCGCGCTGCATCTTCTCTTTCACTGTTAAGCATTAGCAAAATTGTTCCTCCAATTATTAAACCAAGGCCACTCGCAATGCCCAATATATAAGTTCCTAAATCAAATCGCATAATTATCCTCCTGGATGCCGTTGATAGTATTTGTACGCTCGTAATGCAAAAATGCAATTGACAAAAATCCCAATGCTCCATGTAAGAATCCAATTAACAGATCGGCGTGAACCGTAGCCATAACCTGTTAAATCGAAATTCACTGCTTCACCTTCCATTCTTTCTTACAGCGCCGACAGTTTCTCAGATTTACCCTGCATCGTACATCCTTACCCAATGCCCATTGTGACAGTACACATCACCGTCGTGCCACATCTCACTGTAATTGTAGAGTTCCATGAAAATGGAACCGCACGTTTCGCACGGTGCATTCAACGCCGTCCACGTTGAATCAGGCGGGCCCGACGTTGCTAACAGTTGCAGACTCGCCTTAGGTGGCGGTTGTGCTGGCGTCCGCGTGGGCGTCAACGCACCTTGATGACGATGATCTGCATGCAACAAAAATTTTTGGAGCGCCTGAAACGGTTGAAAGAGGTTCATTGTCCTGTTACTCCATGTAGCGGGACGATACGGTTCCGATTGTGATGATGATGTTCGCGCGCACAGCGCTTGCACAATAGGTCACCACATTCGTTACAACGTAACGTCGCGTCACGTGAGCATCCATCGCGACTCGTTCGTCGTGGATGATCCGTGCTATGACATGTGCATCGCATTAGCGCCCGTACCTCCGTCGTATCGTATCGAGTCGCGTACAGATTCCATGGACGCGCTCGTTCCCGGCGTGCCGTGTGTCCGTACATCCAGATCCCAACTCACTCAGTTCCCGCATCGTCATGCCCACGCGAAGCACAGTGATGCGACCGTGGTAACCGTAGCCGCCGATCTCCTCGCAGCAACAGTCAGGATGACGCGCGCGCGTTTCAGCGAGGACAGCTTCGCTGACCGTTGCCGTGTGCGGCGTCCTGCCGCCTCCTCCCGCGCTTGGCGCCTTGATCGCATCCGCACGCCCGATGATCAAATCCAAGCGCCGTACGTCGATTGCAAGCGCGCTCATCCGAGTTTCCGAACGTTTCCGCTTTTTGCGATGTGATACGTCGTACCTTGCACCGTGACGTACAAATGGGTTCCACCAACAGAATGTTGTGTCTGTTGTAAATCCACACAACGATGAGAACCTGTCAACGCACGAATTGCAGCCTGTTGTGCTGTATTCAAACGAAGTTCATTCACTTTGACATCACACTCTAACATGTGTGGCAAAAGCCGTAGTGTCATAGCAGCTTCTCACCTCCAAATGCAATTCCTGAAACAACAGCCTCTTCTGCTAGAACCGTCATGGGTATGACTTCATCGTTGGGCGTAAGCAACGCGCCGTCAGCCTGTTGCCAATCGTCAGTTTCAATGTACACTGTCGCGTCACTGAAATGCACGACACGCCCAATCAGATCTGGCATCTCATTGGGCGTGAGATCTGGCATCTCAAACATTGTTCCTCGCCTTTCGTCGTCGTTCTTCAGCGTTCCGAATAGACTGTTCAATCGCACGATTTGCAACTGAACTCATACGATGGAAAAAGTGTCCATACATGAGGACTTCCACAGGATTTGCTTGTGGGCGTAACTTTTGCTTTTTCATTCAGACACTCACCTCTACTCCGTCACAGATCGCAAATGCGGGTTTGCTGCGCGTGCCTTCACCATCGACGTACTCGAAGCGCGTCACAGCACCTACCATCTCTAGCGCGTGCATCGCCGGCATCAGCTGTCCGTGATGGTCCATGCCAACGTTGTCGCACAGGTCCGCCCATGCAACGGGATCGCCGTCAGCCTCAACGAGTTGCTTGAGAATCCCTGCGACGCACGACGCGCGCTTACCGCGCAGTTCGTCGCTCGCCGCGGTGAACGTAGTCATGAGTACTCCTCCTTAGACACGTGGCATCGTGCACAGCGGTGATGACCAGAAGCATGACTTGGTTTCCAGATATGACCGAACAACAGGCATATCAAATTCATGAGTACTCCTCGCGCGCTTGTCGCTCGACCTCGTACGGCTCGACGAGATGGTCTGGATCCCACGCCGCAACTACGTATCCGTTAGCATGCACAATCCAACGGGCCGTTGCGATCTTCACATTGCCATTAGGATCAAGATCTGGTTCATCGTTGTATGCTTCCAGGCGTGCCGTGCCCGTTGCGTCAGGCCCGCTGACTGCAACACCAACGTAACGCTCAGCGAGGTAGTCCAGAGCAACTTCCTGCTCGTGTGTTAGCTCAGTCATGGAGCGCTCCGCTCTATTTCTGGATGCGCGGGGCACTGCTTGCACTTGCATAGCCAGCCTTGTTCATCACGTCCATTGTCATGGATCTGACATATGTCGTCGCATGTACAACGAGCCTGAAAGCCACCAATCGTTTCGTCAGGCCACGCCTCAGCGCCGTCGCGACAACGTACGAAACGCTCGGGGTCATCGACGTAGAACTTCCTCAGTCGTTCGGTCGCGGCGCGCTCCTGCGCGGACACGACACGAATTAACTTAATTAGATCCTGGCGTAATGCAATCAGCACAGGGTCGCCAGTCCGCGTAATCGCACCCTGTAAACATTGAGCTCCATTAGCAAGGTTGCGTGAAGCGTCGCTGAGGTTGATTGAATGGTGTAGTTGGATACCAACAATTTTTCGTGGTCGTTGCGTCATTTCTTCTCCTGTTGAGGGGGTCCTACTCCATTTGCTCATCCATCGACATTATTAGACGAGCAGCCATCGCGCGGGAACGATGCCATTCGACAACGATGCTACTAATTATGCCCTCAATGGCAAAAGCACCAATCACAATGAGCACGACGATTTGACCAACTAGCGTCCAAGTCATGAGTACCACTTCACAATCGACTTGAAGAGATCAGCGATCTCCTCGTCGTCAATGTACTCGATCAGAAGCTGGTCGGCAGCTGAATGTGCAACCTCTGCATCGTTAGCCTCGGTTAACGCTGTAAGCGCGTGGACAAGTTGCTTACGACTTAATGCCATAATAAGATCCTTTGATTCGGGTTCATAAAACTCTCGCACATGCGACGATACAGCACCAAGCACCGATTGTCAACATGTGAATGTGATATGATGACGCCGACGCGACCGATACTGCGACGCTCGCCTCGCAGCACTATCGATAACGCGAGTCACCGTCAGGTTGGGCTGGGTACCCACGCAAGTCCGGACCTTGCGCCCTTTGACGCAAACCGGAGCCTGACGTGTGACAATCCTTATGCGTTACCCAGGTAGTCACCAGCATCAGGGCGTACGTCATGGCAAGTATCGACCGCGGCCTGCTCATCGTCGGTGATCCCACGCGACCGCGCGCCGTAGAAATGAGTCTCAGCAGTCGCAAATAGAATCGAAGCAGGATTAATCGGCCCGTTTCGCATCCGGTCGAACTCATCGTGCGTCAACACGAATGGCTCCCGTCTGTCAGGATCGGTCGCACGTCGTGCCTTGGCATCCCTATCATCATTTTGTCGGTATCGTTCGTACATCAGCACTTCTCTGCGATCAGGCGTGCCGTCTCGTTCGGCTCCGCGCCCTGATCAACGAACCATTGCCGACCGACGGTGACGAGCACAAGCTCGCCTGCGTCGTCTGTGCTGATGCCTCCTGCGTTGATCGACTCGCAGAAGCGCGTCATGTTGTGCTGCTCTGTGAATGCGTTCGCTGCGTCCTCGTTGACTGGGTCCGCGCAGCCGCCTGCGACGAGCAGGACAGCCACGCACGCTCCTGCGATTACGCGCCTCATGAGAGACCGTGCGCTATGCAAAACGTGCATTGGTCTACGCGAACGTTTTTCATCCCGCAGCTTCTACATGTTGACGTCTGTGCTCGTTGACGCAATATGCGCTCGTCGCGCGTCGCCATGTAGTTCAGCGCCCGGACGCCAGCATCCTCTTTGCTGAGCGCCGGGATCGTGAGAACCGTTCCGTCGTCTATGCGGATCCGATATGCGGTCATGATGCATCACTCCTTTGATCAGTCAATGATAAAGGTCATTTAGCCCAGCATCAAGGTGCGAAGGCGATCCTCGCCGACGCGGCGACGAACGCGACGAAACAGTGACTCCATGCGCTCGCTATAGCGGGTAAACTCGACGGTCGGGTCGAGGCGACTGGCGATGTACGCCAACGTCTCGTCCGACAAGTGGGCGATTGTGCGGTAGCTACCGTGGTCGATGAGATCGGTGTTCATGCTGATCCTCTCTGTTCGATTCATCCTCATGAACACATCATAGCGCCTGAGAACCTGAATGTCAAGCGATCCTGCGAATCTTTAGGATTTGATGCTTATTAGCATCAAGGGCTTAAATGATCTCCAGGTTGCGTAGATTGAAATCAACGTTGTCCCCACGGATACCAACACGACCACCACCTGTTAGAGGTGGGCCACCCTTTGATCCGTCATCAACAGCCGTATGTATTGTTACGCCGTTTCGCATGACCTCTATCCTCACAGAACCATCACGATTGGGAGTAACGCGCCCTCCAACACGATGTGACCTTCCAAGTTCAAATGGAGCGATAGAGGGCCCAGCAAGCAAATGATACGTTTCACCAACCTTCTTTTGCACGTAGACTCGGCCGTCACGTAGACAAACTTCAGCGGTGTAACCAGACTGCGCACCGTCGTCAATGCGTCCTCTAGGGCCTGGTGTCTGCAATGAACGGCACAACCAGAACTTCACGCCGTTCCATCCAGCAACTGCTTCAGCGCGCTGCGTTGTGAACTCATTAACAGTCAAATCCATAATTACAGTGATTGGTGTGGAAAACTTCGCGCGGGTCCAAATACGAAATACACCTTCGCGTACATGACCATTCACGAGTGATCCTGATTCTGCAAACCAGTTACGGTTCTCTGAAAATCCAAAATCTGACATATCCCAAAACGCTTTGGCCGTGCATGGAGTCAACATATTATCGACTAACCGAGCTCCGGCAGCAGGATCAGGCAGAGGAGCGGGTTCAGGAACGGGAACGGGCGGTGCGTCTTGCGACGCGGCCGCTATAAGCCTTTTTCCATCGTCAACGAGCCTTACGAGCTGAGTGTACGACAGGCCCGTTCGCGAAAGATCCGCATCGCGATGCATCAGTTGCGTAACGATCTTCAGCAAGTATGTTTCATCTGAACGCTTTGACAAATCCACGCGACTTGGCATCGTCAACGAGCGTTTCCCATCACGTGCGAACTTCGTAATCGTGGTGTTCAATGTGGTTCCTTTCTCAAACAGTAAAAAAGCGACGCAGTTCGGCGAACACTCGATGGTTCATTTCAAGGTCTTGTCTTTTTTAGTCCCATAGGAATGGGGAAGACCTCCGAACTACGTCGCTATGTGTCGGGCGTACCACCTGGGGCGTGCTGTTACTCAATCGCCGCCTCATTTCAGTTACCCTGCGAGGGTAACCCCCAGGTGATACGTCATCGTCATCCTATCGGTCACTCACCGATCCACAGGTACGCGACACCGCTGCCGCCGCGCTCTCCCGTCCGGCTCCTGTACTCGCGAACGAGCCCAAGCGACTTCAGCATCGCGAAAAATGACAGGTACTGAGGCCACCCGCCATCGAACTCGTCCTGCAGTGCCTTGCCCGATACGGGCACGGTACGACCCTTCGCCTGCAACGCGGCAATCACAGCAACCGCGCGTGACTCGACAGTGGGCGTGTCCTCGCGCGTCACGCGATGAAACTCCGTGCCGTCGTTCTCGATCAGGTCACCTGACTCAACAAGCGCCTGACGCGCCTCAAGCGCTGCGTGCGCCTTTGCCTCTTTCTTCGCCGCGCGATCCTTCTCCGCTGCCTGCTTCTTGGCCTCGCGCTCCTTGGCCTTGGCCTCCTTGGCTGCCTGCTTCTCAGCCTGCTCCTTGGCCTTACGCTCAGTGGCAGCAGCCTTCTCGGCCTCCTGCTCTTGAGCCTTTTTTGACTTCGTTGCTTCTGGCATTTACATGAGCTCCTTACCGTCGTCCTGCATTGATTGAGGTCGTATGTATATCACAGATCATCGCCGAGCGTCAAGCGCTTCACGCGATCTTTAGAATTGGAGGCTGATTCGCACAAAGTCGCTCTATGCTCCATGGCTCCTTGACAAGCGAGCGTTGAACAGGTATCATACACGCATACACCCCCGTATGTCAAATCTTTAGATTCAGAGGCTGATCCGCACAAAGTCACTTCTTGACGTCAAGCAACCAATCGAGGATACGGTTAAGCCATCGCTGCCAATAAGCTCCTTGATGGGTCGTTGAATCACGAAGTCTCATCTGACGTCATGCTTTTTCGTGGCACCTTTGATATTGACTGCTCCGCTGCTACCTTCGAGTTCAAGCAACTTCATGCCAACCCAGCACCTGCGTATTGATCCATCGACATTCGCTGGTTTCGCAGTAAACCCGATTGTCCTAAGTTTCCGCGCGAGCGCTTTTTGTTGCTCACGACGCTCACGCCCCTCGATGTCACACCAGCGCCTGTAATGCGTATACAAGTCAGCCACAGGCACGCGGTCCTTATGATTCCCTGTCCCTTCAATCGCCTCAGCTGCGAAAGCCGATACGTGATCCGACTCACGTTGGTACTCAGTCACCTGCTCCGTCACTTCAACAGGCTCGATCAACGTATGCCCCTCATCATATTGCCGACGCCATTTCACAGCACCTTCAACCATCCACGCAAGAATAGCTTCTGCAGCCTCAGGTTCCTTGATCTTATGCCGCAGCAACGGATCGCGCTTTTTCAATGGAACCTGTTGGTCAAATGAGATGATCTTCACACGACGCCAGATCCCAGAGCGCGTGCCTGCAATGCGCGGAAGTTCATTTGCCGCTATCCAGAGTTTAAATTGTGGATGATACTCAAACGTTTTTCCATATAGCACTCGCGCAGTGATCGCATCCCCGCCGGTGATCCTCGACACGAGTGCAGACGCTAAACGTTCGTGCTGCTCGACTTCGCCCATCGTCACCAGACGCGACCCGACTAGACGCGCCAAGTCTTCGCTGGGTCCGCTTCCTGTGCGTTGTGAGTCACGCATGAACGACGATGTGTCCGCGGTCATGGCGTACGATCCCATTACATGATGCAATGCTTCGCTGAACGTGGTCTTTCCTGTCGCGGGGCGTCCGTACAGGTAGAAGAAAGCATCCTCGTCGGTCGATCCCGTCAACGTGTACCCGCAGATGAGTTGCAAGTACTCGCGAAGTTCATCATCGGGAACGCTCTGTTTGAGGAAGTTGTCGAATAGTTTAGACCTTGCCCTAGGCACGTAGTTGATTGGCGACCGCCGCGTAATCAAATGCTCCGGCGTGTTGTCGAGGAGCTCACCTGTTTTGAGGTCAACGATTCCATTCTTGACGGCGAACAGGTATTTGTCAGTGTTTAGCTCTGCTTCATTCTTACGAACGAAATCACGCGCGAAGTAAACAGCAGCATCTACACGCGGTCGCATACGTGAATTACGGGCGTGCGTTCTGAGCGCTTTTTCAGCACCTTCATCCCGTATTTGCCGAGCCTGCCGCATGAGTTCTTGAGTGATCTCTTCCCACCGCATTCTCAACCAGGAATCCGAAGTTGCTTTGAAGCATTGATCCTCTTCATCCCATTGATGCCAACGTTCGAGCTCTGGAACGTAGATCAGGTGATTGTCCTTGAACGACGCAACGAGGCGCTTACCATTGCCCGTATCGTCCAATGAAAATTCATCACTCGCAAAGTCCTTTTCAAGAGGCGACGTGGGTGGTTTCGCATATATGTCACTGACGAGCGCGTAGATTCCTTCTGGTGTCCACGGATCATCTTCTTCCCACGGACAATTTTCAATACCCCCTTCACCATTATATCCTTCCCAGAGGAGTGTCGCTGTCGTTTCAACATCGCGACCCGTGGCCAACACCGAACGAGCCGCAGCTACTAAGAATTCACGTTGCCCACCAATGTCAATTTCAATCTCACCCTTAAGAAACTGCTTGACCTGCTTTGACATCTGAAAGTGAGGATTTGGAGCCCAAGCACAATCCGCTTCAACAAATTCAGGCGTGAGGCTAAGAACCCAATCTGGTGCGTGTTCAACCTCGTCTAGCGATCCAATTTCCCATTCATAGGATACTCCTGATACATGCTGACTTGGAGGAAGGACGGCGTAACCTCCTGCACATCTGATGTCAATCCCCCCGCGTACACCCGCGCGTGATCCAGGTGTTTCATGATCCTCGGGTACTCTAAACCAGTAATGTCTGCCACGATCACCGTTATATTGCCCTGTAGCAACTACAGCTGTGTCAGGCAGGGGGGCGTGAGCTTCTATCAAACGTTCAAGTGAACTGAACCCATCTGACTTAGCGTCGATGTCAAGACACAAATAAGCCCCACCGACACCACCTATGTTCGCGTTCGGCCAACGTGTAGAACCCCACCACTTTTTGATTTGACCTTCGCGAGTGGTAGCATCTTTCAACCCGTTCTGCGTACGAGGATGCTTGCCTGGTGAATGACACTTGGCAGCCCCACAGGAACAGGTGCCGTCACTGAGAATACTATGAAGCGGGAGGACGGGGAGACCAAGCTTTGCGTACGCCAATGCGTGATCGAGCATTGACTTTGATTGGGTAGCCACTAAACGTCCTTTATTACGAATTACTAGAAGGCGTTGAACATTGCATCATATAGCATCGTTGTCAGTTCGTCAACGAGATAAGCAGTATAACTGCATGAACAGTAGAGCTGTGAACACGATTGGCATAAATACGAACGTATGTTCGCATTACTGATTTGACGTGTATTACACGTTACTTGTACAACCTCACTATACGCGCGTATAGCAAGTTAGTCAAGTAACGTAGAACTATCAGCAAAAACGTAAATTACGAACATATGTTCGATTAGATCCTGAACATAACGGCCTTACGTATGATAAGATGACGATCAGCTACGGACGAGATCAGATGACAGTAACCTCTAACCCCAACTATTCCAAGTCCAGAGCAGATCCCTTGATCGGTCTCAATGGGATCTGTAACGCTAAGCGAAAGAATACCTACAAGCGTTGTACCAAAGAAGCAGGATGGGGTACAGACCACGCAGGATATGGAGCCTGCAAGTTACATGGGGGAGCGACGCAAGGCGCTGCGCTGAGTGCCGGTCGACAGATGGCTGTGGTGATGGGGGCACCTCTGGACATTACTCCACATGAGGGACTTCTGTACTGCATCAGTGTTACGCGTGGTGAGGTAGAGTATTGCAATATGAAGTTGCGGGAGATCAATGAAGCCGATGCTTTACAGCGTCCAGTAACGCTAACTGAGACACATGAAGATAAGGTAGGTGGTGGAGGGGACAAGATGACAGTCATGGCGGGTCCTGAGGATTTGCATATATGGATCCGTATTCGGCAGGAGTGTATTGATCGTTTAGCCCGGTACTGCAAGATGGCATTGAGCGCGGACGTGGATGAGCGTCTGGTACGTATGGCAGAGGGGATGGCGGGCGTCCTCGTACCTGTACTGCAGGGTATTTTAGATGACTTACAGTTAACAGAGGATCAACAGGCGAAGGCACCTGCAATCGTTAAACAGCGTCTGTTGACACTCGAAGCTCCTGCTGTTGAAAGTACTGCTGAGGAAATACTGTCAGGGGAGAATTGAAATGGAACCGCACGATAAAGAGGAAAGAGAGGGGTTGATCTCTTATCGTTTAGATCGAATAGATGATCGACTTGAGAAATGGGATGAGTTTATAAGGTTACTTGCTAAGGAGCAGGTGAGTAGAAAAGAATTTGAAGAATGGGTTATTGAGGTTAAGGGTTTACGCCGTTTACTTACAGGTGCTACGATTACAACAGCTATTGCTGCAATAGTTTTTGCTCTTGGAGTACTACAATATGTGGTGACGAACCAATGACTAAGCGTAGAATATATCAACTTATTGTTACAATTATAGCTCTTTTTGCAGTAATGGGAGCTTTATTCGTGGGTATGACAGCGTTGGTGCAGCTACGCACAGAGCAAGATAACGTGCAAACGTCTAGGTATGAAGCGACAGTTGCTGCATGCGAAAGCAGGAATGAACAGAATCAGACTTTGATTGATTTTATGTTGGCTCTTGTTACTGAGGATACACCACGGAGTAGGGCATTCATAAAGCGAGTGAATGAAACATTTGTGATTGTGGATAATTGTCAGGCTAGAGCACGAAAGACAGTGAGTGTAAAGTGAGCATTACATCAGGGATGTCACTTGAATGCATGGATAGCTTGCATGAACGCAATGTTAGGCGCTATCGTAAGCCGAGGATTGGGTTTTTTGGATGCGGGTCTGGTGCAGGGCAGGTGATTCGTATGCAGCGTAAGGATCCACATACGGTCAAACAACAGCTGACGATCTCCTGTCCCGCGTGCGGGCATGATCACGATGTGCGTCCGTTCTGGAGGGAGTACGTTCCTAAGGTCGATGATGGCAAGGAGATCATGATTGTTGACTAGAATAATATATGTAACTCGAAAGGAGTCGCAATCTAAATGGGAAATGGTACATATACAAGTGAAGAAGCATTGAACGGGATACGTGAATTGTTAGACACTCTTGCTCATCTGCCAACAGGTGGTCATCAAGCATCAGATCCCCGAGCTTATGGATTAGTGCGAACTTTGAAGCAAACCGCACAGGATGCTCTTAAATATCTTGACTCATGCCAAACCTAGTCCCCGGCACTACTGAGCAGGTCATTACCAGGATGTTCGCTCCTATTGAGGAGTGGTTAGCTCCTGGTCGTCCTGCCTTAGAACCACATCAGATACCACCTGAAGGGAAGTGGGATTTTTGGTTGCTAGAAGCTGGACGAGGGGCAGGAAAGACAGAAGCTTGCGCTCGATACTTCGCCAAATACATGCACCAGCATCCAGGTCACCGCGGTCGTATCATCGCACCTACATACAGCGACGCGGTCGAGTCGTGCATTGAAGGACCTTCAGGTTTGAAGTCGGTTGATCCAGAGATTATGTGGTTACCGTCTGCTCCTGGTGGGTCGAAGGTGATATGGCCTAATGGGTCTGAAGCATTGGTACTAGGTACACCGTTCCCGAAAGACGTTGATCGTCTACGAGCAGGTGGTAACCGTCATATCGATTGGTGGGAGGAGATGGCGGCGAACGTTCAACTGGAGAAGGCCTGGGATCAGGCGACATTGGGATTGCGCTCTGGTGATCATCCTCATGCGATAGGTTCCACTACACCTAGATACACTAAACCGTATCGAGCGATACGTGAGTTGCCAGCTACCATCATTACCCATGCTTCTATCTTCGATAACCCACACTCTAACAAGGCGTGGCGTGAGAAGATGCTTCAGCGTTTTGAGGGCACGCACCTAGGCGAGCAGGAGCTATATGGGAAATTGATCGGAGACATCGAAGGTGCGCTGTGGAAACATGAACTCATTGAAGCGTCTAGGGTTAAGGAAGCACCTCGCTTGGTGAGAGTGGTAGTCGCGTTAGATCCGGCTGCGACGTCTGGCCCTGAAGCAGATGACACTGGTATCGTTGCAGGAGGTCTTGGTCATGACGGACATGTGTACATCTTGGACGATCAGACGTGTCATCTCGGTCCTGACGGATGGGGTGAACGTGCGGTTACAGCGTACGAGACTTGGAAGGGTGACTGCATTGTTGGTGAAGTTAACAATGGCGGCGAGATGGTGGAGCATGTGATCTCAACGATTAACCCTTATGTTCCGTTTGTACCTGTTCATGCAAGTCGTGGCAAGCAGACGCGAGCACAGCCCGTTGCGTCGCTGTATGGTAGCTCTGAACGCCGTATCGCGCGTGTGCACCATGTGGGTGTGTTTCCGGAGCTAGAGGATCAGCTATGCACATGGGTTCCGGGAATGGAAGATTCGCCTGACAGGCTTGATGCGCTTGTGTGGCTTGTTACTAGTCTTCTGTTGGCGGAAGAGGAGGAGGAAGAGGTGTACGAGCACTACGAACCGGTCAGGATTGGTCCCCAGATATGATTGATATTTTGTTCTATGCTGTTGTGGGACTCTTCTACGTATTATGGATTGTTTGTGTTATTGGAGTGTTTAAGCAACTCGGTTCAGGGAGAATACAATGAAGATCACAGGACAATTGACGAAGTTATGTGGGAGCTGGGAGTTTAGCATTGATATCGAACGTGATCATTCCCGTCGTGATAAGCAGGAGTCACTAGCATATAGTGCTGAGCGTAGAGAGCGTCTCGAAATGGCGCTTGAAGCCGTGATACGCTCACCTGAGGCGGGCGAAGCCATCGCGAATGCTGCATTGAATCTCGAGGATGACTAATGGGTTTATTTGAAACTCTTCGACAACGTAATGGTTCAGATGTTGATCTTCGTGAAGAGTTACGCGAAGAACGAACGCAAAACCTGCATCTTGAAGAATCGATGCGGGAAATGGAACTTGCATTGTCTGATGAGGGATGGCGTAGACTTACGTCGCGTTTAGATGCCGATTTTACGCGCGATGGATTAGATCAACTTATAGATATTAGCGGTGCTATGTACCTGTCCCATCCGTTGATACAACGTGCGGTCAACGTTCGTAGTTATTACACATGGGGACAGGGGATGACGATTAGATCCAAGGATAAGGAAGTTCAGGACAATATCATCACGCCTTTTTTAGAAGAGAAGGGCAATCAAGCTTCATTGTTTTCACACATGGCGAGGATTCTTACGGATGTCGATCAACAGTGTGACGGCAATACCCTGTTCGCTATGTTCACCGATCCTCGGGATGGTATGGTACGTATAAGGGACCTTCCCGCAAAGGAAATCAGGGAGATCATCGTGTCACCGGATGATTCGACTGAGATATGGTTCTATCGTCGGGTTTGGAACAATAAGCGCTACGATATCAACACAGGTCGCATGGATATTGAACAAAAGGAAGTTCTTTACCCTGATTTTCGCTTCAATCCTTCACGGAAACCACAGACATCCGGTGGTATCGAAATCAAATGGGATGCGCCTGTCATTCATCAGAAGACCGGTGGACGAAAGAACATGCTTTTCGGCGTTCCTGAAACGTACGCAGCTCTCGATTGGGCGCGTGCGTATCGTAAGTTCCTCGAGGATTGGCACACGATTGTCGCAAGTCTGGCTAAGTTTGCGTGGAAAGCCACTGTTAAAGGCTCGAAGGTTAAAGGTGCAAAGACCAAATTAAGTTCTGCAATCACTGAGGATAGCGCACACGAGACGAATAAACCACCTCCTGCAGGCGCTGTATTCATCGGATCAGGCGCAGATCAATTCGAACCTATACCGAAGACAGGAGCGACCACGTCAGCTGACGATGGACGCCCGTCACGTCTGATGATCGGTGCTGCAATGGACCTACCTGACACGATCCTGTCCGGGGACGCGGATGTCGGCAATCATGCAACAGCGAAGACCTTAGATCGTCCTACAGAACTCATGATTACCGGACGACAAGCGATGTGGGCGGATCATCACTCGTCAATTATGGATCACTTGATCGAGTCGAAGATTCGAGCAGGGAAGATGAAGGATGAGGATCCACAGATCGACATATCGTTCCCACCCATCCTCGAACACGATGTGGAGTCCACTGTTAAGTCGATTATCAGCGCAGCGACACTCGATGGGAAGATGGAAGCGGGCACATTGCCGCGGGATCGTTTGGTGCGTCTGTTAATGCAGGCTATCGGTATCGAGGACGTTGAGGCTGCCATGCAGGATCTTGATCCAGAAGAGGGCGACGCGCTTGCGCGAGCGGCAGATCGGTTGGCAAAGGCGTTGGCACCTAAGGTTCCAGATGATGAAGATGAACCAGAAGATGAGGATTGATTCATGGCAGTCGGTGACTTGACACCTGGTAAGCGACGGCCCGATGGAACTGAACCCCATGAGCTGGAGATCGGTGAGTACAGTAAGATCGAGGTTGGTTTGTGGATCCGTTTGCCTAATGGTGACATAGGACACATTGGAAAAGGTTGGAATGTAACGTGGAATGCTGATGGTTCAGCTACTGTATCACCTTCAATTAAGACGCATGGTGAGAATAATTGGCATGGATACTTGGAAAACGGAGTTTGGAGAGAGGTATAGTTATGGAATTCTTAGTGGTACTTCTGATTGTCGTGGTCGTTGTTGTCGTTTTGATTCGATAGAAAGGGTTAAGTGTGAAGGAATATGCAGTCCTTATACGGAGATTCGAGCATGCACGGGAAGGCGACAAGGCGAAAGTCGTGGAAGTCTTGAATAGAACAGCTCGATATCGTGCAGGAGCACGGCTTGCATCGCGGAACTTGGCGAGTCAGCGGCGTATGGAAGGCAAGTTCAAGATGGAACTGCGACGTAACTTCGAGTCGATGGGTAGATACGTCGCGAACATTGCGGCTAAGCAACCATTGGTGATTGATGATCTTTCAGAGTCAAGTTCTCACCCGATTTATTACGGAGAACTGTTTGAGATTACAGATCGTGAGGCGAATGGCGTAGAGGCGATTCTGGCGAATGCTGGGCTTCGTGATTGGGCGGATCTGCATATCCGTCCTACGTACGAAGCACATTGGTTGGCAGTTGCTCAGCGTTCTGTGAATGTAATCAACTCTGAAATGCACGTTGGTGTTCAATTGAGGGACAGAGCGGCGAGTCGTATCATTGATGAGGGTGGTCGTCGCTTAGGTCTGCTTGATTTGAAGAGTGACACTCGGCGTGCTCTGTACCGTACGATTGCAATAGCTCGGGAGAAGCAACTCGGACCTCTAGAAATCGCGCGTGAAATTCAGTCTCAGGTTCCTAAGGGGGCATTCCCGCATGCTGGTTCTCGTTACCGAGCAGAATTGATAGCTCGTTCTGAGACGCTGCATGCATCTCGGAGATCGTCGTTTGAGGTTTACCGCGACGCTGACAACGTGATAAGCTTGTTAGCACACGATGCACTGCTGGGTGACAGCGACCCGGAATGTGAAGATCGGGATGGTAGGGAATTTACGTTTGAAGAAGCAGAGGCTGCAATGATGGATACGCACCCTCAATGTACGTTAAACTTCTCCCCGGTTACTAGGTGATAACATGACGGTGAAGCTGCAGAAACTCCATGAAACAGGTCGTGTTGCGGAGGCCCCCGCGGGTGCGGGACGCAGGCGTGTGACGATCATCACTGCAGGATGGGGAAGTTCTGGATATTACAGTCGTGAGATGCTTGAACGTGATGGACCGGCGATCTTTGGTCCTGGTACTCATATGTACCTCAATCATCCGACGGAGCGTGAGGAGTTTGAGCGTCCCGAACGTGATGTCAAGGACCTTGCGGCGCGCATCGATACAACGCCACGAATGTTCGGCGATGAGTTGGTAGCAGAGGCGGTTATCTTCCCTGTTTGGCAGCCAGTTATCGATTCGTTGGCTGAGGACATCGGGGTCTCGATTCGCGCGTTCGGGGAAATCGAACAGGGCGAGGCAGAAGGACGTGAAGGACCGATTATCACACGTTTAACGGAGGGTCGATCCGTTGATTTCGTCACGCAGGCGGGTGCGGGTGGGAAGGTGGGGGCGTTGATCGAGTCCGTGCGTGTCAAGGAACGTCTGTCCTCGGACGTTCGTCGTGACTTGGACAGCGCAGGAGCATCCCGATTTGGTGCGGAGGACACCAGTGTGTACGTCGAGGATTTCGACGTTGACGAGAATTGGGCTATATTTTGCGTGTACAAGAAGGGCGTAGCAGATACCTATCTTCGCGTAGGCTATCAGCAAGGCGAAACTAGTGGGATCGTTCTTTCCAATGAAGTGACGCAGGTGTCACGAAAGGTTACGTACGTTCCTACCGAAGATGTCGAAGAAAAGGAGCAACTCGTGGAGAAGAATGAACAGCGAATCAAGGAACTGGAGGAAAAGGTTGCGGGCCTTGAAACCAAGGTAACTGAAGCAACCAATGCCCTCGCAACTGAAAAGATAGCCCGTGAGCGCGCCGAGGATGCGCTGTTGCGCGTCGGTTCGGAGAAGATCGTTCGTGAGGCTGTCGAGAAGGTTGAGGACTTGCCGGAAGGGCGCGCGGTCGAACGTGCGGTGAAGTCGGCAATGTCGGGCAAGCTCCCTGTTGATGAAGGTGGGAAGCTTGATACTGAACGTCTTCAGGATCGTGCGAAGAAGGCGGCTGAGGAAGAGCGTGATTACCTCGCTGAAAGTGCCGGTACTGGTCAGGTCAAGGATCTGGGTGGTAACGGTGGCGGTAACGGAGGTGGCAGCGCTGAGGAGACTCAGAAGAAGCTAGTTGAGTCTTTCAAGAACCTCGGTATGTCAGATGACGCCGCAAAGATCGCGGCAGGAGGACGGTAATCAACATGGCTAAGAACCGCGAATATGAGAGAGCTTGTCAGGTTGCAGTTCCAATTACGGACGCGCCTGGTGCAACTGCATTGTCTGGTGACCCGGTTCTCGTTGGTCAGCTTCCAGGTGTAGCGCTGGTTGATGCAGATGATACGGTTGCTAACGATGGAGAAGCAACAGTGCAGTTCGATGGTGCTTTTCGCCTCGCAGTCAAGGGTGTTACGGGCGCGGGAAACTCAGCCGTTTCCCCTGGTGATATTATCTACTATGATGGTGGAGAGCTCAACAAGGATGTGACCAACGGAGTACGATTCGGGTATGCTCTAGGTGCTGTCGATTCGGCTGGGACAGCAACGATTGTCGTTAAAATCGGTTACTAAGGGGTAACGAATTAGGGTTTAAGGAGCCTAATTATGAGAACATTTAAAGAAACGGTAGAACAGGTGGCTGCTGAATCGGCAGACGCTCGTTCTTTGTTCTCGGGTGAAGGAACCCGTGTTCGCACGGACCCGAATCGCCGAGATCCTAAGTATCAGGGGCAGCTGGTTGAAGCCGCGGTGTTCCTTGCTGATGTAGAGAGTGGACGCCGTCCACTTTACCATCTCAAGGAGGCTATGAGCACGAGTGATTTCCCGATTCTATTCGCGGACATCCTCGACCGTCAGCTGCTTGCCAACTACAAGGAAACTCCGGCGACGTGGAAGGAAGTTGCTCGTCGGTCTGTTGTGCCTGATTTCCGCAAGGTGAAGCGTACTGCGGTTGATGGGGCAGAGAGTGTACTTCCCGAGGTCGATGAGCTTGAGGAGTACCCAGAGGAACCGCTGTCTGAGACTCAGGATGAGTATTCCGTGCGTAAGTACGGTCGTCGTCTTGATCTCAGCTGGGAAACGCTTATCAACGATGATCTGGATGCGTTCCGGTCAGCGCCTGAGCGTTTGGCCCGTGCTGCACGTCGTTCAGAGGAACGTTTTGCCACTGAACTGTACGTGGATGTTAATGGTCCTCATGCATCGCTGTATGATGCGGGATTCTCGAACATCGTGACCGGTAACCCGGTTCTGAGTGTTCCTGCTTTGCAGATTGCGTTCAATGTGCTTGCCGCGCAGAAGGACGAGGACGGAGAACCTATCATCATCGATGGTACGACTCTGGTTGTTCCTCCGGCCCTCGAAGTTACGGCAATGAACATCCTGAACGCGCTAGAGATTGAGGTTACGGAGGCTGGTGGTACATCCGGACAGGTGGTTCACGCTGCTAACTGGATGAAGAACCGGTTGAAGCTGGTTGTGAATCCGTACATCCCGGTCATTGCTAGTACTGCAAATGGCAACACTTCATGGTTCATTATGTCCAACCCGAATTCGGGTGGTCGTCCGTCTCTTGAGATGGGCTTCCTTCGTGGTCACGAGGAACCTGCTCTGTATGAGCGTCTCCCGAATGCTCGTCGCGTTGGTGGTGGAGATGCCGTGGAGTCCTTCGAGGATGATTCGCGCGCGTGGCGCGTGCGTCACGTCTTCGGTGGTGCTCGTCTCCTGGAAACGGGTGGTGCAAAGGCTACTGTCGCTTCACAGGGCGATGGATCCTAACATTAGGTTAAATTGACGTGGCGAATAGTAATCGTGTGGTCGATACCTACTGATCTGATCTTAAGGAAAATGATATGAGTGACTTTTTGTTTAACATTGCCAAAGGACGGGCTGTCGAGTTTTACAATCGGGTGAAAAGCAACGATCCTGCTAACTCTGCGCTGATTCTAGTGCCACTATCAGCGTCAGGATCAGAGGCACAAGGACAGGATCTCGACACGCTCGCAGCGGTGGAAGCAGATGCAAACTTTGCTGAACGTACCACAGGTGGGTGGGTTCGTAAGGTCTTAACTGATGCGGAACTTGCAGCGTACAGCCCGAACGATACCGACAATCGTGGTGATATTGGTGTTCCAGAAGTGACTTTTACAGCACCAGCAGCAGCAAACAATACAACGGGTCTACTTATATGTTATGATCCGGACACGACAGGCGGTACCGATTCAGCAATCATTCCAATTTCACATCATGATTTTGTAGTGACCACGGATGGTAATGACGTTGTTCTAAACGCAGGTGATTTTCTTAGAGCTTCATAAGGATCTAAATGATTGAGGTTATCTCTTCATTTAGTCATGCAGGAGATGCAGACGTTGCCCCAATTGCTACTTTGCCTGCTACAGTAGCTGGGGACATTATAATTGTCGTTGTAATGAATGGTGGGTCCAATTCGGACCCGGCATCCTTAACAGGCACGTCTGTTAGTACAGGGGGTTTAACATGGATAAAGGCAGGGAGCGCTGCCGGAAACGGAACCACCATGAATGGATCCATGTGGTGGGTTCGCGCGACCGGGGATCACGCGGGTCAAACTGTGATCGCGACTACCATTGGTTCCGGTTCATTGGCTTGTAGCGTGTTTAGAGGATGCGTTGCTACCGGAAGCCCATTCAATCAATTTAACGCGGCTGGGCACAACTCATCAACGTCAACACGTACAGGTTTCACCACAACAGTCGATGGATGTGCTCTTCTGCTTGCAGTATGTGAAGACGACGACATTACTGTAACGTCAGAATCTGTAGCAAACGTTCCTGGAATGGTTACACTGGTAGAAGGTATTTCCTCAGGCGGCGGGCCGAATGCTGATTCACTTGTATCCCTGTCGTACGTTGCACAAGCAACGCAAGGTGCTACAGGAAACTTTACATGGGTAATTGGCAGTAGTGAATTCACAGTCACAGTCATTGCAGCACTGATTCCTGAACCCGATTCTAATAGTAAGACACTTGGGATTATCACGTCAAGTACAGCGGTTCTGCAACCGACCTTTGAAAAACATGTTAATCTTGGTGTCGACTCAGCCCTAACAACAGCACAATCCTTTGATGCAACCAAGCATGTTAGCGTTAATCCTAAACTTGCATCAAGCACCGCACAAGCGCTTACGTTTGACATAATTGTCGTTCATCGCAAAGATCTTATTCCGGCGACGAGCGCGAACGCTGCGCAGGGGGTTGGGGTTCATCGGGAAGTTTCTGTTGATCCTGTTATAAGTACATCCGCATCTCAGGATTTGGTAGTTGCTAAAACGTACACCATTGATTTAGTTGCATCAACGGCTACCGTTCAGGAGTTTAACAAGGATAAACATGGTAATGCTCATGTGATCCTGGAATTTGGTAACGAGCAGAGTTTGAACTTGTCAAAGGTCATTGACCTTTCTGTTGTTGCGGAAACAGATGCAGAACAAGTTCTAATATTGCATCAAGTGGTAATGTTTGACGTTGCAGTGGAGAATGGAGTCGTACAAAGTTTCGTTGTAACAAAAACGATTCGTCAAACTTTGGGTGTCGTACAAAGAACTGACGACGTTATTATGCTTCAATATGGTCTTGGTGTGGCGCTTAGTTCTGCTGTTGAGAACAGCGATGTGCAAGCTTTGAACGTGGAGCATCGCAAGGATTTGGGAACTGTTGTTGAAAGTGATAACAGTCAAAATTTCAGCGTCACAAAGGTCATACAGGTTACACTTGATTTAGTTTTAGAAACTAGCGTTACTCAAACTTTTTCGTATTCACAAGCAGGCACATTTGAGATTACTTCTGCAAGTGAAGTAACAAACGCGCAAGGTGTTACGTTCGCGAAGGCAAACAGCGCTACACTCGTACCTATTGCAGCGACTAGTTTTGCGATGCCATTGACGTATGCACAAGCTGGTGACGTTACGCTTGTGCCCGTTTTTAACGCGGATACTGCTGTTGCGTTGATATTCGCTCAAACAAGTGACGTGGTGATTCAACCCGCAGTATCCGATGATGTTGTCGTACCTTTAAGTTTTCAGAAACCAAGTGATTTTGACATTCAATCTGTAATGTCAACGGCGACTGTGCAGGGTGTAACGTACAAACGAGCATTGGCAGTCACGGTTGTTAATGAAATTGGTGTAGCCCGGTCGTTTAGTGGGAAGTCAATTTATGTTATCGTTCCCGTTCAGTGTACAACGGTTATTTTGCCATTTACAGGATTCATTCAAGGCGCATCCTATGATGCTGTGGATGACAATGCCGTGTATAATGCAGGGAGCGCTGCCACGTATGAGGAAGCCGTCGGTACTTCGATAAGGACTGCTGATTACGATGATTAGTACTGATAAAGATCGTGTTCGCTTGCTCATATCAGATGTGGGAGGGTCAGACGGGAGCTCATTTCTTTTTTCAGATGAGGAAGTTGAAACGTTTCTTGATATCGCTCCTAGCGTTCGTATGGCATCGGCCCTTGCTTTGCGTACAATCGCTGGTAACGAAGCACAAGTATCGAAGCGAATCAAGTTTCTCGATTTGTCAACTGATGGCCCAGCGGTTGCAAAATCGCTTATGGATCTTGCGGATCGTTTAGAAGTACTAGAGGATGACGATGTTGAATTTGAAATTGCAGCGATGGGCGTTGATCACTTTTCGATACGTGAATTGAGAGGTTACTAAATGCCCCGCGCCGTTGTAAAGTCAGGTTTACCAGGATCCGATCCATTTCCAGGTGAAGATACGCGAGCCGTTGGCGCTCACGTTGTGACAACGTCATTTGATCATTTAGTGACGATTGAACGTGATGCTGGAAGCTCTGGCAATGATTCATGGGGGAATCCTGGCCCGGAAACGTGGGTCCCGCACATTGTGGATCAATCGTGCCTTGGGTACACAAAGGATGAACGTGGTCGTGAAGTGCCTGGTGAGCCTGCTGGCGGGATTTCAATTGAACCCATTCATGTTTTGTTCCCAACGGGAACTGATATTAAACCAAAGGATAAACTAGGTAATATTCGTAAGGCAGATGACACTGTCGTGTTTGAAGGGCCATTCCTTGTTACGCATCCTCCGTATGAACGTGCGTCGTTCCTAGAACTTATCATTGAAGGTGTATCATGAGTTGGCGTGGTGATGAAGTTCTTGATAAGTTGGTAAAGGCCGCAAAGCTTGGAGTAGATCGAACAACAGCAGCATGTGTTGAACATGCAAAAGTTCATCATCCCTGGCAGAACGTTACGGGTACAGCAGAAGGGTCAATTCAAATGCGACCCGCTACAGTTGATGGGGATAAGCGCGTTCGTGGGGAATTCGGATCTTACGGTGTCGATTATTTCTTGTGGCTTGAAATTGGAACTTCGCGTATGCCCGCGCGTCCATCACTGCGACCAGCGTTCGATGCTGAAGTTCCAAAATTGGCGGATCGTATCAAAGATGCTATGGGGGATGTATGATTCCCGATCATATAGAAGCTCTGGTGGCATTCCTCAAGTTAGACGCTGACGTAGCGAGCGTGGCCGCTTCACGAGTGTTCGGCGCCGAGTTGCCAGAAAGCGAGACTTCATTCATGCCGCGTTCTGCCGTGGTTTTGCTGCCTGCAGGTGGCTTGACAGCAATTGGTGACGGCGTCCAGCGATACGGCGACGTGCGTGTAGATGTGCGAGCGTATGGGACGACCCCAAAGCTGGCAAACGATGTATGGCGGGCCGTTCATCCCGCACTGAAGGATCTTCTTCGTGAAGTTCATGCTGAAACACTCTTGCATTGGGCGAAGCCATCAGGAGGTCCCATAAGCTTACGCGATCCCGACACACACTGGCCATTCGTATTATCAAGTTGGCAAGTTTTTAGATCTGAAGTCGCCGTTGTGTAAAGGAGGATAAAGTATGACTGTAATTCGTTACGATGCTAACTCAAAGCATATACTGAGAGTCGGTGACAATCAGTGCTGCGGTGGGGAGACATTGAATGTGACACCAGAACAAGCTGCAGAACTGTTGACGGCACCATATGTCAATGTCAGTCTTGTTGAAGGTGAGGACCCGGTTGAAGTTCAGGAACCGGTAACGCTAGATCAAACTGGGGAATCCCAAATAGATCCATCCGCCCGTTTCGGGGAAGCACACGAATAGGAGGACTGATCTTTGGAACCACATGAGATCATAGCAGCGCCGTACACGATTTACATTGCACCAGTAACTACTGCTTTTCCAGCGATTGATGATCTGGAAGCTGCGTTCGATGCTGACTGGTTGAAGCTGGGTAAGTCAGGTGCAAAGAACTACGATGAGGCAGGCGTTACTGCTTCGCACGAACAGTCGTTGGAGTACTTCCGTGGTGCGGATTCTACTGTTCCACGAAAGGCATGGCGTACTGAGGAAGATCTGCTATTCGCACTTTCTCTGGTGGATCTGTCACCGGAGATGTATGCGGCAATGATCAACGACGCCACGATCACGACAGTAGCCGCAGGTGTTGGTGTAGCAGGTGAAAAGAGCTTCTCCTTGTACCGTGGTGTTGATGTCGCGCAGTTCGCATTGCTCGCGCGTGGCATGAGTCCGGTAGATAATGCTCTCAACGCTCAGTATGAAGCACCGGTAGTCATCGAGGACGCAAATCAGGCTCCCGTTTACACGAAGGGCACACCAGCTATGCTAGAGCTACAGTTTCGCGCGATGGACGCGGCTGGTGATGGCGACAGCTTCGGAGTGCTCCGCACGCAAACGGCCGTCGCGACGTAAGGAATAAGCAATGGCGGACACCACAGCTGACGCACTTAAAAGGGCACAGGTGCAGCTCCGCGAAGGGGCGCGGGCGCATAAGCGCTCCGCAAATGCGCATCGTCGCGCTGCAAAAGGCAACATGCAGGCCCTTGCTGAGATCGAAGCAGTATGCAAGGAACTTGGCATCACGTTAGTGACAACTCCCATAGACCCGGAAAGGTCACAGGATAATGACTGAAGAAATTGATAACAGTAAGATTCTCGATTTGTCGGACTTGGCGCCTAAGCGGCAACAGGTTCGTTTTGAGGAAAACGGACCGCTTTATGACATGGCGAGTCCTGTTGAAATGACAATCAATCAGCGCGCTGAACTGTGGGCGTTGCATCGTCGTATGGAGAAGCTGACTGAGAAGAATGTTTTGAAGGTAAATGAAGTACAGGAAATGAAGCAGGCTGTTGATAAAGCCGCGCGAATTGTGTTGCCTGAAGTTGACAATGATGTCATCGAAGGACTTCCAGATTTCCAGAAAGAAGCTGTGGTTCTGGGTTTTATAAACGCCTTCGGGAACACGATCAAGAGGCTAGCCGAAGAAACCGGGGGCGAGGAGATGGCACAGGCGTTGGCGACCCTCTCGGAGAGTTAGTAGCCCGTTTACAATTTAGTTATGGTGGCGATCCAGAAGCTTGGTTTGATGTAAGACCAGCAGTACTGTTAGCGTACGAACGGCATCGAGAAAAATTAGAAGCTGAACGTGTGATGGCTTTGTTTCAAGCCACGGCAGCTGGCACAGGGCATATGAAGAAAGAAGATCGCAATCAATGGGTTAACAATCTACTGAAGGTTATACGAGCAGGTCAACCGAAGCGTCCGACTACCGAGCGCGACATAGCAGCGCTAGGAATTAGAGTAGAGCATGGGTGAAAGTCTCGGCACCGCAGTACTGAATATCGAAACGGATCCGCGCAGAGCGTACGCGCAGATGGCCGCGTTTCGACATAAGTCGCTTGCAGAAATGAAGGCAACCGCAGCGGCTAATAAGGGTGCTATGGTCGCTGCGATGGCGGCTGTTGGTGTTGCGGTTGGTGTGGGTCTGTACAAGGTCGGGAAGGAATTTGACAATGCGTACGATAAGATCCAAACGGAAACTGGGGTAACAGGTAAGAAACTTGAAGGTTTAAAGAAGGACTTTCGCGCTGTTGTCAAAGATGTCCCGGCAAGCTTTGACGATGCGTCGGCCGCCGTGGCTGGTTTGCATCGGCGTTTAGGTTTGACTGGACGTCCGTTGCAGGAACGTGCAAAACAGTTTCTCGAGCTGTCCCGAATTACAGGCGAGGATCTTGGTGAATCAATCAAGGTTGTCACACGTCTATATGGTGATTGGGGCATCAAGATGAATCAACAGGGACCTGTTCTTGATAAGTTGTTTCGTCTTTCACAGAAAACTGGCATCGGAGTAACTGAACTATCAGGTCACATGGTGCGTTTCGGTTCACCCTTGCGTCAGTTAGGACTTAACTTCGATACAGCTGCAGCGATGTTCGCAAAGTTTGAGAAGGAAGGCGTCAATATTCAGACCCTGATGCCTGGTTTGAAGATGGCACTTAAGAACCTCTCAGTTCCAACCGATGATCTGAAAAAGAAATTGAAGGAACTAGGTGTCGCTGGAAAGGATCCTGACGTAGCACTTCGCGCGATCATGAAGGCGATAAAAGATGCTCCGACGACGATGAAAGCCAACGCACTTGCGTTCCAAGTGTTTGGAGCGCGCGCTGGTCCTGACATGGCTGCTGCAATTCGTGAAGGTCGTTTCGAGTTGAATGACCTCATTAAGCAGATGAATGGCGGACGCGAAACAATCATTGGCACCGGAGAAGATACAATGGACTTCTCCGAAAAGTTGCAGATCCTGAAAAATCGTGGCATGCTTGCGTTAGAACGGCCATCGATGATGGTCTTTGATGGGTTAACCAAATTGGCAAATGTATTGATCTGGGTTACGGACAACTTGGGAAAGATTCCAGGTCCTGTTAAGACATTCATCATGGTGCTGATTGGCACGGGAGGGTTACTCTTCGCACTCAGCAAAGTGAAGGCAATGTTCATAGCCTTAAAACTTCTCATGATGGCAAATCCTTACTTGTCAGTTATAGCAGCAACCATTGCCGTTGGTATTCTAATCGTCAATAATTGGGATAAGATTAAAACTTTCTTGTCAAATGTACTAGAAAGGATTAAAAATGGCGTTAGTAACGCTTGGAACGCTATACGAAACGTCACTCGCGCCATATGGTCTGCGATAAGTAAAACAATAATTACAAACGTTTCTGGAATACGAAACTTTACTCAAGACGCTTGGCAACGCATTAAAGAACTTGTCACGAAGCCCGCGCGCGCGATTCGTGACGTTGTTAGTGACATTGTAGGGGCTATACGTTCACGTATAACTAACGTGTGGACCGGAATACGAGAGAATACTAGCAACGCGTGGCAACGAATTAAAGAACTTGTCACGAATCCTGTGCGAACGATTCGTGAAATTGTAAGTAACGTTGTAGGAGCCATACGTGAGCGTATTGCAAACGTATGGACGGGAATACGAGAGAATACTAACAACGCATGGCAACGAATTAAAGAACTTATCATTAATCCGATACGTTCAGCGGCAGAGTGGGTCATAAGTAGGATCCGAACCTTGCGAGATCAGGTATCCAATGGATTCTCATCCATTGTTGATACCGCAAAAAACTTTGCAGGCAATGTCAAAGATGTAATTGTCAATGCATTTCGAGGTGCTGTTAATAAGGTCATTAATTTCGTTAACAAGATTATCGGGGTCATTAACAAGATCCCAGGCGTTGACATCGGGAAGATCAAACCGCTTGGTGCCAAAGCATCATCTGCGGGCGCTGATGAATTCGCTCGCGGCGGTGCATTTGGTCGTACAGGTGGATTTGTCCGCGCCCCTATTGCACTCATGGGTGAAGAAGCTCCACGACATCCAGAATTCGTAATACCGACGAATCCATCGTATCGAGGGCGAGCGCGCGAACTCCTTGCGCTAGCGGCTAATAAAATAGGATTTGCTGAAGGTGGTGTGGTTAGTGCTTTTAATCGTGCGGCGAATCGATCTGGAGCAGGCCGTATAGCAAAGCTTGCTTTGTTTATGGCAGGCATTGTTGAGTCAGGACTTCGTAATTTAAATTATGGACACGCTGATTCTGTAGGTGCATTGCAAGTTCGTAGATCAACGGCAGGGCCGATGGGGATTGATCCGATGAATCCTGGACAAGTTGCTATGGCCTTTTTGCAGCGAGGATTTTGGGGCCGAGGAGGAGCGATTGATTTAGCTACACAGTATTCGGGATTTTCACCAGGATGGATTGCACAACAAGTGCAAGGTTCAGCGTACCCAGATCGGTATGATCAGGTTGCTTCACAAGCCGCTCAATATGTTGGTGGAGGTCCAGAAGGAGGTGGCATTGGAGATATTGTTGGTGCATTAGGTGGTGTGCTTGGTAAGTTGTTTTCACAAGGTGCTAGTTTTTTACTTGACAAGTTACCAAATCCTGCGGATCTTTTGCCAAATTGGCTTAAGGGAATGGGTTCTTGGGCTGTTAGTAAAATTGGTGATTGGATTAAGGATAAGATAAAAAGTTTATTTGGAGGATCAGGAGATGACGGCGGGAAGCTTGGTGGAATGACTCCATCATGGGATGTCATTGGTGCCCTGGCAAATAAATCTGGATTATCCATGACGTCTGGTTATCGCGCTGGTGATGATGGTTACCATGGCGTTAATCGAGCAAAAGATTACTCGAATAGTTCCAAACCGACTCGGCAAATGTTGACATTTGCTAATAGCGTTGCAACACTTATGGGCAGTAAGATGCTTGAATTGATTCATTCCCCACTTGGATGGGCGATCAAGAATGGCAAACGTACGGCACCTTACGCGGTTGCGGATCATTACGATCACGTTCATACTGCATTTGGTGAAGGTGGCCTCTTTGGAGGATTGCCATTCGGGGGCAATTTTGCCGGCGGTGGTGTTGTTGGCGGGCCACGCGGAGCGCCAGCGTGGGCGGTCGTACACGGCGGGGAACATGTCAGTGATGATGATCGTGGTGGCCCGCTCGTTGCAATTGGTGAGATGAACGTACGTGAGACTTTCGATGAAGACGCATGGGCCGCAAAGATTGCTTGGAGAATTAGGACCGGGGCTACGTAAATGCTGTCACCATTCATGATAACAGAAATGACGCTTGAAGGACCTGATGGTCAACCAGTAGTGTTACTCGATTCACCTGCTGGACGAACATTCAGCCGCGTTGAAGGTTTGATTGGCGTTACGGCGCGTGAAGTTATCACCGCCCGGCCTTCACGACATGGTAATTTGAATCGAACTCGTTTTCGTGATGGTCGTCCAATTACTATTGCTGGACAAATATTTGGACAGACACCTGAAGACTGCTGGGATCATTATGAAGCAATTGCTCTTGCATTTGCGGGTGCGGTTGACACTGATCGTCTATTGAAGTGGACGGGTAAGCGCGCGTTGCAACAATCTGTACGTTTGGTTAGCCTTGAACCTCCTATTGAACGTAGTCGCGATCTCATTGAATACATGGCAACCTTGCGGGTATCTGACGCGCGTGCCGTCGCGCAGGCCGAACAAACTTTGGATGGGTCGTTACTGTCAGTTAGTGGTGGTGGAAAAGTATATCCGTATACTTACACACGTTTTTACACCCCGGCGGGCGGTGGTGCTGTTGCATTTACCGTTGGCGGGACGGTAGAAGCTTATCCCGTGTTTCGTGTCTTTGGACAGGCGACAACACCACGTTTGGTTTTGCAAGCAACTGGTGAAGAATTTCGGTTAGATGGTGTCATTGATCCTGGACGTTGGATTGAAATTGACATGAATGCTCGTACCGTGGTTCTTGACGACGGGACCGATCTCCGTCATCTTGTCAATTACGCGGTTACGTCATGGTTTGATTTAGCACCTGGATCTCATACAGTACAAATGTTTGCTAATAATTTTGATGCATCAGCACTCGTACGAGTGACTTGGCGCGACGCTTATACATAGGAGAAAACTATGGCTAGTACAATAGATATTGTCCCTTCTTTAGGTCACTCGGTGATCTCGGCACAGGGTCTTCCAGGTGGGTATGATGCCATTGATGATCGTGCGTTCTGGGGAGTTAGTTTGCAAGAAGGCGCTGTTGAAGCTGGAGCGTACAAAGTGTCGGAGCGTAGCGCGGGGGCGAACCTGTCCGTTGATGTTGCTACTACGGCAGGCCGTATCTGTGTGCAAGGTGACACGGTTACACACCAAGGTTTGTACGTCGTGCGCCCGCATTCCACAACGACCAATCTCGATATAGCAACTGCTCACGCAACGTTACCTCGCATTGATCAGGTTATTGTAGAAGTTAAAGATGCCGCGCATGATGGCAGCGGTTTAACGAAAGCCGTTTGTCGAGTAGTCACGGGAACCGCAACAAGCGGGGCGACCCTCGACAATCGAAATGGAGCAGCCGCGTTACCAACCAGTGCTGTTCGTGTTGCTGATGTTTTAGTTCCAGCAGCGGATACTACAATTAGCAACTCACAAATTCGAGATCGACGTCCATGGGCGCGTGGAGCCTTTCATATCATAACCAGAACTGCGGGAGATTACGTACGAGGAGCTAGTACTCCGACGCAGTCGGCAGTAGATGCAACGAATTTAAATCCTAGAATTGAATGTTCAGGAGCACCACTTAGAATTCTTATGACCGGACGTATGTCCGTAAACGGGGGCGGCAACGCACAGGTAAACTTTCGTCAGGATGGTGTGTTGCTTAACGCACTATCTACTGTTATGACTATTAATGATGGTAAAACGTGGTCATGGCAGGGAATTCCTGCTGCTGGATCACATCTCTTTGCCCCTTGGTGGGCGAACTCTGGTAGCGCGTCAGCAACGCTTGAAGCAACTGCCGCAAATCCGTTGGTTTTTGTTGTGGAAGAACTTGTGCGACAAGTTACTGACAATGGGGTTGTTTAAATGGCTACTTGGACGTGGCTTATTGCAAGATCGTCAGGATCACCTCAAATCGAGGTTCGTAACAGTCCATCCCGTCAACTTGCGGGTTTACGTTCTGACAAACATACAGTTACATTTGAATTGTCATACCTAGATCCTGAGTACGCTGCTTTAATAAACGTCATTGCCACAGGCGAAACGCCTCTGTTGATTGTATTTCGTGACGGCATTGTACGATTTGCAGGGGAACTTATGGGAATAAATGAAACTGTTAATGAAGCCGGATCGCAAGTTACCGTTGTTTTCGGCAATCCTTTAGCGCGCTTGATGGGTGACAGTGACAATACTGGGCGATTCACTGATGTAGGCGTGACCTTCACGCAAATTGATCAAGGTGCAATCCTTTGGTCACTTGTTGATACCGCGAATAGCATCGCAGACACACGTATTCGTTTAGGCACAATTGAGCCTACCAAACTCAGAGATCGTATTTACGATTACAAAAACATAGGTGCCGCGTTTAAAGAAATGGCAGCTGTATTAGATGGTCCTGATTTTGAATTTGCTCCTCTAGATCCACTAGAAAATGATGGTAAACTTGCGGAACTAAATGTCATGAATCACCAAGGTGTGGATCAACTCAATGCTATATTTGGATATGGGCCTGATACACTTGCAAATGTCAATGGGTACGCGCGGGAATGGCGTCCACCCATCAATCGTGTGCGAACGATATCAACAGAAGGACTTGCCGCATTAAAAACCTTACCAAGCAGCATAACTCAATTCGGTGTTTGGGAAATGATTGAATCACTATCCGATGGCACCGTTGAACAAGCCACGGCGGATGAACGCGCGCTCGACCTCCTGCGCAGTGGGTGGACGCGTGTTGTTAGTTTTACGCCGGAATCTGACATTGCTCCTCAACCGTTTGATGACTACGGGATTGGTGATACTGTATCATTGAACATACGTGATGGTGCGGCTGTTGAAGAATTATCTGCTCGAATGAATGGAATTACTGTAACGTTAGATGCTGATGACAATGAGACACATGAATTGGTGACGGAGGCGGGTGAATGAGTGAATATCCTCGTCCATCTGATGTGTCTCATGATGTTGTAAATGTAAAGAGCCGATTAGCTGCTTTAGAACTTAAGAGCATACGTACTATGCGGGGTGTGATAAATTCAAATGGGACCACAGCAGCAGGATCGGGTTTTACATCGAGTCAATTAGGCACTGGACATTATCGTATTGCGTATCACATGGATTTTGCTGACCCACCTATACCAGTTGCTACTGCTTTAATAAGTGGTGCTTTACCGATGTGGATATGTCATATCACTAGTTTGACCGCAGATGCTTTTGAGGTTCGAATATTTGATGTAAACGGTTCATTGTCTGATACGCCATTTACATTTATAGCCGTGAGTCCTTCATAGGAAAAGGCACTTAAGATTAAGGAGCATAGAATGCTGAAGAGGATTGCAAAGGCTGTACGTAAACGTCGACAACGACGTTTAAATAAATGGACAAAGAAGTATCTTGAAAATGTTACTCCATTGATTGTGGACGGTGTAACCGGTCATGCGACCAAGCGTCGTATCATGACCGTGAAGTTCTACCTTGGTTATGGCAAGAAACGAAATGCCAAATTTACTAGCCTACTTGTCCGGCGAATGAATAACCCACATTCGCGACGATATTCAACTCGCCAGATGCTACGAACGGCTGCGTCACGACGTAAGACACAACGTGAACTGGAACGCAAGCCTATATATGGGAAGGGCTATGCAACGTATGATGACAAAACGGTTCCTGTATGGATGGTGCCATGGCTAAACAGAGCGCGTGCGCGTGGATGGATTGGGAGAGTTGTATCAGGTGTTCGTTCAGAGGCCTATTCAATTCACTTGTGTTACAACATGTGCGGACGTTCGTCGTGTCCAGGGAGATGTGGAGGAGCATCGTCAAATCACAACATGGAAGCTAATGAAGGGTATCCTAACGGCGCGCTCGACGTGTCGGATTACGCACGATTCGGACGCATCATGCGGGAGATCGGAGCACCGCTTCACAATCTGCTTGGAGCTCAAGATCCGGTTCATTTCTCTGTGTCAGGGCGCTGATTCTGATATCATTTGTGTATGTAAATGAAAGGTAAAGATGGTTGAGTATGTTCTATCTAATGGGCCGTACCTTTATCGTCCTTTGCGATTGGTATCTGAAGGTAAGCGATATCAAACTGGGTGGGATGTGTATGCTTTACAGACCGCGTTAAAAAATTTAACGCTGGACGGTGTGTTTGGTCCTGACACGCACGCACGTACGCTCGTTGTACAACGCAACTTCGGATTGGTCGTAGACGGAATCGTGGGTCCAGCAACGCAACATGCCATCGTGGCCGCTATTGCGATACCACGGCGTGATCGGTATCAGTTACCTATCAATTTGCTTAAAGGACAAATTGAAAAGGAATCAGGGTGGCTAGTTGGAAATCATACGGCTCCTTACAATGATGGATCCCGGGATATTGGAATCGTGCAACGAAATGATCGATTCACAACGTGGGAAGAAGCGTTCAATGTCTCAGACTCAATTGAAAAAATCGCAAACCATACCCGTATGAAGAAAAACGTGTACCTAGAATTCGTGGGTAATCATGCTCATGCATGGAAACTAGCTGCTGGGTCGTGGAACGCACCCGCATGGACCGATCGGTTGGCACGTGGCGAGACGTTGTTGCCAACACAAGAAGCTCATATCAATGCTTACATTGATAGAGTCACATCTTTCTGCACAGAAAAGGCGCTATCGCGCCCGTAACCAAAAGGAGACGTACCATGGAAGCATATCTTGGTCGTATCGTAGTTCTTCTAACACCGGTGTTTGCCGGAGTTGCTGGTTGGATTGCTACCGTCGCAGCGGAACATCTTCCTGGAGCGCCAAATCTAGATGCTGGTGAGTTGACAGCCGTTTTTGTTGCAGGGGCTGCCGCAGTAGTGCCAATCATTTACAAGTGGCTCGAAGGTTTGCAGCGACACGAATCCCGGCAGCTCTAAACTGTAGTCCAAACAAAGCGTCTTGTTGTTGTAACTGACAAGGCGCTTTGTGTTATTCATAGAACCCGATATAGGAATGGTGTTTTTACTATTCATGTTGCAACGATAGCAGTAATGGGGTTTCTTGCTCCATTGTCAATGTTCGTTGTCCCAGATGCAGTACCAGCCAAACCTGTTGAATGTCAACACCTCCACGATCAGTCTACGTTTCATCAGTACGCACGTAAGGCTTTTCGGGGTCATGGTCAAACGACTCGCTTTGAAAGGCGAACGTTAGGCCACATCATTCAATGCCAAATCAAACCTCGGGCACGCGTCGCGTTGCGCAAGCATCGAGCGAAGTACAGGCATGCGATGTACGTCAGACGTCAGGCGCATCGTCGTCGGGTCGAGATCCGCAGCATCACGCCGTATGACTGCGGCAGCGCGGGGCGCTGGGCGATCCCGTGTTACGTGATCAAATGTGAATCCGGTTACTCATGGACTGCGTACAATCCATCAGGCGCGCGGGGACCATATCAGTTCCTTGGGTGGAATGTGCCATGGCCAGTAACGTCAGCTGCTGATCGCCTCGCACATCATCGCTTTGCGAAAGAGCTGTGGGCAGGAGGAGCAGGCGCGGGTAACTGGGTATGTGCTTAGCCACTGGTAACATACAAGCTACGCAGAAGTCGCATGAGATCTGCATTTGTCATACGTGCGATGGATTCTAGCTTACCCTCTAGGTTCGCGTTAATTAGTTGATCGGCCGAATCAAGCACGTCCGGTATGATAAGTACCGGGCGATGCTTGAGGCCGATCCGGCGAACCCGGTGCAGTGACTGCACCCATGCGTCTGAATCAAAGGTACGATCATGATAGAACACGGTTTTAGTACCCGTAAATGTGTGACCGAACTTCCCGATGTTCATCTGCATGACGAGGACATCGAGCTCTCCACCTTTGAAAGCGGCGATAGTATCCTCTTTTTGTTTACGCGAATCCTCACCAATGACTGATGCAACGTCCAAGTGCTTCGCGCTTTTCGTGAAACGATCCATGAGGGCACGTGTAGTTTCCACATACCATGTCCAGACGAGAAGAGGATATTCGATGTCACCTTGTTCGATGAACTTGAACAGGAGTTCTTCTTTTGCCGACTCTCGTTTGAAAAATCCTTCACTTGGTTTCGGCAACGATCCCAGATTCGACGTGATCTGCTGTAAACGAGTGCTACGTGCTAGCCAATTGTCTGCAACGAGCGCGTCGGGATCCTCCTCCAGTTCCACAACCCAATCCTTGAACATTTGATCGAGTGCTTTGCGTTGCTTAGGTAACGCATCAAGCGGAACGTGCTTTTCAATGTACTCGGGAAGATCGAGCAGCGCCTGATCCTGGGACATTACCCACATGAAGTCTCGTAGGTAATGATGTGGATCACGATCAGGACGGTCACCTTCAATCGTCCATCCCCACCCATCGTGATTGACAACGCAGAAGAACTCAGCGAATCGCCAATACGATTTGAACGCACGCGGTGCAAGGATCTGCATTTGACGGAACAAGTCGTCACGATACTTTGTCGTCGGAGATCCTGACAGTTCAAAGATGAACGGATCGCGGCCTTTGCGCAGCTGAGCGAGAACGTTGGTCTTTATAGCCTTGCGATTCTTAAGCAGCACAGATTCATCGATGATGATTAAATCCCAGTCGATGTCAAGGTAGTCCCGACGAACGCGAACAATACGTTGACGCTCGGGCTTTGCTTTTTGTGTTCGAGCATCGACTGTTTGAGGACCGTCGCGTTGCCACTGCTTGACCGCGCGTGCGTTCGTTACCCAATCAGGTTTGAAAAGTTCTCCGTCTTCATCGCGAAGAATGACCTCTTGTATGACCTCATGATTGGCAATCGTCACGCCCGGACCGGGTTCACGGTTGTCGGCCGTTGCCCTCGTCACGTCGCGCGTGCGTGCGCTCCAACGCTCGAATTCACCGACCCATGCGGTCGCCAGCGTGAGTGGCGCCAGCACCAATACACGCTCGACCTGTAGCAGGTCAGCTGCTACGATTGATACAGCACCTTTTCCCAATCCCCACGAAAGTGCGCAGAGCGCCGTGCCATGAGGATTGGCATATAAGTACTCGACACCTTCCTGTTGAAATGGGTAGAGAGTATTCCACGACGGGTGGCCTAGAGCGATCGCTCGTTCTTCATCAGAAAACCCGGAAAACCCCCATGGTTCTTCAGCAAGTTCGCGTATCTCATCAGGCGCGCCTTCGAGAATATCAGTACCATACCATTCAACAAGTTTCAGGACGTTGAGCGAAATTGGCGGGAGTTTCCACACTTTGCGATTTTTGTCCCATTGTCCACCAAGGTCCTCCTTGATTTCATTCCCCCGTCCGTGAGGCGTGGTGACAAGAAGATTCTTTCCGTCGAAATCAATCATGATGAATACGGTTCTGCCGTCTTCAATGTTCTTACCTTAGACTCATTCTCAGCACGTTCAATCGCTTCCTGCTCCACGATAGGAATGTGCTGTTTAGCACCTTCCTTTTCGCCCCATCGTTCCTCGATGTCGATGTCAGCCAACAAGGGAACATCGATGTCGAAGAGTGTATCGTCTTCCATGACCTCATGAATCAAATCGCAGACTTCATCAACCAAATGTCTGGGACAATCAATCAGTAGGGAGTCATGCACCGTGAGGACAAGGTGAGCGCCTTCAGGAAGTCGCGCGTGCAATCGAATGAGCGCGTACAAAGTGAAGTCTGACGCCGTACCTTGAATGGGATTATTAAAGGACGCGCGCCCAACGTATCCTGCGTCGTGTCGTGGGATGAAACCAAACCGCCGGCGCCGTCCTGTCGGCATGACAATTTCACCATCGCGGTACCCCATGACCTTTTGATTTTGCTGCCATTCAGCAAACTGAGCCCACTCAGCGAGAAGATTGTCGTAAAACGATTTGACCTCATCGAGCCCCCAACGTCGTCCGCCACGTGCTGCGATGTCCTCCTGCTCGGGTCCCGTCGCGACACTTTCGTACCCGCGTCCGTAGAGCAATCCGAACAGGATGTTCTTTGCAAGCCAACGCATATAATGAGTGATCTGTTCTTTAGGTAACCCGTAAATCGAGTACGCGATTTCCTGATGCGGGTCACGCCCAGATTCAAAGATGCCACGCATGACTTCGTCACCTGACAACCACGCTGCGACACGAACCTCGAGTTGCTTGTGATCGGCTTCTATGAAAACGTTGCCTGGTGTCGGTATAAAGCCCCCACGAATTTCAACGCCTGTGTGCGATGCATCAGGTACATTTTGCAGGTTCGGATTGCTTGAGCTCAAACGTCCTGTTGATGTACCAGCAAGATTCAATGATGTTCGAATACGTCCGTCGGTATCGCAACGTTGCAGGATCCCGTTAACGTACGTTCCGATGTTCTTTGACAGGTTCCGGTATTCGCAGATGTCGTCAATGATTTTTTTATGTTCTGGAAAACGATACGCGAGTGACTTCAACACCGGTGCCGCGGTCGCACCTTCCTGCAACCCGCCGCGGCGTGCCGTGTGATAGACTTTCCCATCTTTATCCTGCGCCAAACCAAATGGAAGTTTTAAAACATCGTATATATACTTCTTAACTTGCTTTGGTGAATTTGGGTTAAAATCAATGATACCTGTTGTTTTTTGGATCTTTTTCAGCAGACGCTTAGATTTGCCCTCAAGCTTGTCGCGTGACTTTTCGTAAAATTCACGATCAATAAGTATCCCATGATGTTCGATTTCAGCAATCGCTAATGAGGCAGGCAGGAGTAAATCCTCGTAAAGTTCGAGTAGTTTCGGGTCTTCTTTATACGCTTCATTCCACAAATCAGGAAACAGGCGCGCTGTATAGTAACAATCCAATCCTAAATATATGTGCAAGTTACGGCGCATGTCACGCTTGTCGTATTCACTTGCAGTCTTCCACGTTTCAAGAAACTTTGCAACATCGATTCCATAAGCAGGCGCGTCATATCGCACGCGAGCAAGCGTTTCCAATCCGTGGGACTTAAAACGACCTATTGGACGTTCATCAATTGTGTAGTGCAATAGCAACGTATCATGTATGTTCTTCGGATCGTACTTCAAATTGTGACGCAAGAATTGCTCTTTGAAGAATTGCAAGTCGAACTTACCTACATGTAACACCTTTTCACACGCAGAAGCGTTAAGGAGCTGCGCTATGTGACGCCATGGCTTTGTTTTACTAAGAATCCCCTCATCAAGAATCACAACTGTCGCGTTGAGCTTGTCATCGTGCAGCACCCCGAAACCCGCAGCCAACGGTGCATTCGATATGGGGGATAAACCAGTTGTCTCAAGATCGATTGAAATGGTTTTTTGTTCACGCAAGTACTCAAATGCTTCATCAGTTTCCTTGACAGTCTCAGGTACCCACAGCTGTACATCAGGGTACGGGTCGCGACCATTTGTAGTAAAGAATTTATGAATATCGTACGCAAGATCTCGAAAGTAATCAGGTGAACGAAGTACAAAACCAGGTGGCAAAGTTGCGAGAATCTTCATTCCGTACGCTTCGCACCATCGTCCACGTACTTTCGTAATTGCATCAAGTCCTTTAGAACTCATTAATGCTGAGTATCCTAAAGAACCTACACATAGCACACGTTTAATACCAACTTCTTTAAGCTCACTGACCAGACGCTCACGACACGCAAGCATCGCGTTCTTTTGCATGACTTTTTTCTTAGAATTCGGTCGACAGTTAACTGCAGAACACATGTACAAATCATCAAGGTTAATTCCTTCAGCCTCGAGCAGCGCGCGGAACAAATCATTCGCTCCATTGCGTTTCCCTGCTAACCATGTATTTCGACTATCTTCTATTTCAGAAGGCCAATCGAAAACAAGAGCAGTGTCACCCGCAAGACCATTGCGATCAACAACACTGTGCCTGTTTGAAGGACACTTTGTACATATGTTACACCATGCATCTTCAATCATGCGTCAATTGATCCTCATAATATTCAATGTTACGGAGGACCAAAGGACGCAGTGAAGGTGCAATTGTTCGACGAAAGTAATTGTCCATACGACCCGGGTAAGGTCGATGCCGCCCATGAACGGATGTAACTGTTTGCCTATTCATCGCATACACAAACGGTCGTGCCGTGTCAACAGATCGAACACAATCCATTCTGACAATTTGAGTCATCGAAGAAGGACTTCTAGGCCATCCTAACATGTGAATGTCCGTTTTCAAATTGGACTTGATTGTGTGTACTAAACGCACGACTCCACCAAGGACCAACTTGTCGTGATTCTTGGCAACACCAACAACAATGGGATCTTTCTCCGTTTCGTACTCTGAATCAGGATCAATGCGGGCCACCGTTCCAAGTGTCAATTCAAAGATGGACGAAAAGCAATCTACCCATTCATCGTACGACTTGCCCTGCGGAACGATCATCAGACGTGGGCGCTCAGCGCTTCGATACGCTGATCGACCTGCTTCCGTTAGGAGCCATTCACACGCTTCCTGCACGGCGTTCACCGTCGCTCGACCGTCCTGTTGAACATCGGGTAGCACCACTTCTTGAGCGCGCATGCGGCGCGCGTGACCGAGCAACGCCGGCAACCTGATTGTTGCTGAACCAAATTCATCAGCACCGTTATCGAGGATTAAATAGTCACCTTGTGAGCGGCGTCGTCTGTAGTGTTGTCGGTATCGAGCGCCGAAAGGTTCGCTAAATAAATGAGGCAAGACAAGATGCAAATCCGAACGATTAGTATACTCCAATTCAGATATTGGTGCAATGTATGCAATCTTCATTATTCACCATTTTCAATCAGTTCTGCAACGCGCGAATATCCAGCAATATCTACCCATTTGTCACGATTCCATTCGTACGGATTCCCGCGCGCCAGTTTCAATGAAATCATCAAAAGAGGAAGGTGCTCAGGAATGATTGTTAGTCCTGTTGCAGCGCTGGCAATTTTAGCAAAGAGTTCTGCCGTCACACCCGCGTCGCCATATATGTCTTGACGATTAGTTTCAACGATATATGCCGCTTCTTCTAGTACCGTTTTGTTCATTGTACTATACCTTTGTCAGCAAGATCCTCGTCGTATTCCGTCCATCCACGCGAACGTTCAAGACACGCAGGACATTCCCCACATCCGTAACCCCAATCAAATCGATTAGATCGGTTACCGTTGTAACAGGTATGTGTATCTTCAATAACCATATCGAGAACACCAAGATCCTCAGCTAGCAAAAATGTTTCTGCCTTTGACCTGTGAACTAATGGGGCATGAATGATGAGGTTGTCGTCGTCCAACGCGAGAGCGAGCGCCCGCTGCGCTGCGTTGACGAACTCATGCCGGCAGTCAGGGTAACCTGCACGATCAGTTTCGCACACGCCTGTTACCAAATTATGTACTCCGAGCTTCGCTGCGTACGCCATGCCAAGCGTAAAGAACAGCATGTTTCGACCGGGAATGAATGTTGATGGCAAACCACGTTCTTCGGCGTATGTATTGCCTGTGCCTTCTGCATTAGCATTGACCGTAATATCAGGATTAGTCAATGCCGCAGCTCCCAAAATATTCAATGCTGATACTGGAAGCATACGATTTTGTCGAACGCCTAACCGTTCAGCAGTTATTACAGCAGCACTTAGTTCAACTAAATGACGTTGACCATAGTTAAACGAAAGAGGAAAGACATTTTCACGCCCCCAATGGTGCATAGCCCACGCCAAACACGTTGTGCTATCCTGTCCTCCTGAATGTAGTACTACTGCACCGTCATGATGATGTGGAGGATGATTCATCACTTACCTTTCATTAGTGATTGTTCCTACCTATCAATTCAAAGAATTCATCTTTGACCCCATCTTCCTCGATAAACAAGCCACTAGCTTCTGACGTGACAGTTCGAGTACCGGGTGCTTGCACGCCACGAATGGTCATGCACATGTGTTCTGCTTCAATTGTCACAATCGCACCGCGCGGTTCCATGTACTTGTCGATAGCTGCATGTATCTGCTGTGTTAACCGTTCCTGCACCTGCAGACGACGAGAGTACGCATCGACAACGCGCGCGAGCTTTGACAAACCGATGATGTGTCCGTCTGGAAAGTACCCTAGATGTGCGTATCCAATAATCGGTACCAAGTGATGTTCACAAACGGATCGAACCGGGATGTCCTTGACAATCACCATCCCCTTATAAGCCTCATCAGGAAACAAACGAAACAGTGACGGGATGTCAACGTCGTATCCGGTTGTTAACTCATTGATCCACATACGAGCGACACGATCTGGTGTCTCTTCTATACCAGGATTCGACACAGGACATATCATTGTCAACATGTTATGGATGGATTCTTCAACATTGCTAGTACGTATTCGTTGTGAATCGCCAGCATTCATATATGGATTCCATACGTCGGGTGTCATACCTTCTCCATTTCTTTACCGCAAAAGTCACACACGCCATGTTCTGCTTTGCTATGGAACCCACAATTCTCGCACTTTGCAGCGTACGTTGGTGGTGATTTGCTTAGGTTATATATACACGTTATCATATGTTGACCATCAGGAAGGCCCAAACACCCGCACGCTTGACGACGCGCGCTGAACGTGTTCTTGTCACCGGGTCCTGTGTCGTTAGCCATGTTAAACGCCACGTTGGTTCCCCCAAGCAAGAACATGCATTTGTGCTTGTACGACGACGCGAGAATTGCGAAGCGTCTCGCGCCTCAAGACGGCTTCTACGAGTTCAGCGTAACCAGCACACAAATCGGTTTGTACTTCGCCAATGTCCCGCTTGTCCTCGCGTGTGGGATCTCCTACTGTACGTCCTGCATCGTTACCAGCGGTAAGGTACATTGGAACATTGTGAAACGTCAGATGTGTGAACTCAGCGAAGTCAAGATCTTCTTTGGTGAAGATCGGAATTTTGAGGAACGTTATTGAGTTAAGTCCTACGTTCATCACTTCTTGAATGATGCGGCGAGCATGATCTTGCTGCTCCGCAGTGATTCCAGCCGATGGTGGCTTAGGAGAAATGCATAGCCGATCTAACATACAGAACCAATCCTGGTACCACGATCCTTGCGTTTCGACGGCCACCTTAAAACCATACTGATGCAGCTCGTTAATCAGGGGCCTGAGATCAAGCAACGCGGGATTGCCACCTGACAAGACGACCCATGGTGCACTTTTTCGTACGTTTACCATAAGACTCAGACGAATGGCGTTTGATGTCATTTTCGTAATGTTCTCACGAACCTCCGCAGGGATCACGGCGTACGGAGTGTCACACCATCCGCATCGATAATCGCACCCCCCGAAGCGAACAAAGTGCACAGGGACACCTTGTTCCATCCCTTCACCTTGAATGGTAGGACCAAATATTTCTACAACTGGTAATGTTTTTTCAATCATGAATTATAGTCCAACGTCTGAATAAGGAATATCCATAGCATCACATAACTGTTTCGCTGTATGTTTACGAACTTGTTTGTTAGGATTGGGAGGAAAAATGTGTTTACATCGAGTACCGCCCTTTATTGTTCCTACGTTGTAGGTTTTTAAACCAAGCACGCGCAGCAAACGTTGTGTTTCTGCGGCTGGTTTAACACGATCTGGTTTACTTTTGACCCATTCTAAGCGCCTGCAAATAAGGGACGTATTAACGCCCATACGTTGCAATTCGTAAAATCGGTTAACGAAAGGTGCTACTGGAAAAAATTCTTGTTCAGACATTTGGTCATGGACAGTTAGCATACATGGTCGGAGTTTCCCACAAACGAACGGAGCACTTGTAACTCCACATCACCTTCGTTGTTTCTATGTTGTTGCTTATGTACTTTTCTAGTTGCTGCAAGCACCAACGTGCTACGTTCTCCATCGTAGGATTAAAATTCATTGTGTCGTTCAAGTATTGGTGTTCGACAAACGGTTCAATTTGAGCGCGGTACACTTCTTTCAGAATGTCACCATGAATGAGCATCGATCCACCCTTCGGAACGATGCCGCAAACCGTGAGTTCCAGCTTGTAGGTATGCCCGTGAAGGCGCCCGCATTGGTGACCTGCGGGCGCCTCCCTATCAATGTGTGCAGCGTGGAATGTGAATTCCTTAGTTACCTTCATCGGAGCGAGCGCTGCCTCGTCCCAGCTTTCCGTGCGGGAGCCGACTTCTTGGCAGGCGTTTTCTTCGCGGCAGGAGCCTTTTCAGGAACTTCTCCACTACCATCTAGCAGTTCATTTACGCGATTACGCTCGCGACTTTCGTACATCTCGTTGACGACCACAGCAATACACGCCAGGCCTTCTAGCTCAGGATTGGTAACAAGTGGACCTTCTTGCTGCTGAATGTCTACATCGTCTTCCCATTCAAGGTCCAGTTCTTCGTCTTCTTCGATAACACCAAGTGCTAGGAACACATCCTTAAGACGAAATAGTGCCTTAGGACTGAGTGACGTGATCATCCAAAGCTTACGTCCTTCGTACTCATCATCCAAGACATTAAGTTCCCAATTGAGGTAATCGTTGTCTGAAGACTTGGAATCCCGAACTTCAACCTTTTCAATGACGCATTCATAGCGTCCTTCTGGCAGCGGTTCAAAGCTACTTTCAACTTCAGCAAAATTAATCTTTACACCAGCCACTATTTTCTCCTTTAATTATCCATCAAGCGAGCAACCATTGTGCTCTTTGTGTCACCGAGACTATGCTCGATTTCACGATCATCGAGCAACGCCCGCAATTCATTAGCACTATGCTTCATCAAATTTTCCCGAGTAAATACTCCTTCATCAGAGTCTATTCCATGATCTTCCTGTTCAAGTTTATCCACAGGTTCGTTACCCTCAACGTCCCCATGGATTCCATCGCTGTCGTGCGTTTCCTCCTCTTGATCATTAAGGCCATACTGTTCTTCATACTCGTCCGCTGTACCCGGGGGAATCATGGTAATTTCTAGAGCATCAAGTAACGATGTAATTGTAGGATTTATGATTTCATCAGGTGCATCACGGAACCACTTGGTACGAACCTTAGTCCTGAATCCCGGGTAGTTCTGCAAAATGAGGATACGTTCTTCCTCATCATCGTCGTTTACACCCTTGGCCAAGTATCCAGCGACTGAAACCAATGATACAATTTCCTCAGACATCTGACCTGCGAGTGCCGGTACTTTGACTTGACCCACACGTCGTTCCTTGATCTCTTTCGAGGTCGAAGTATAGAAAATATGAAGTGGCAGATCGCGGAACTCGCGCAGCAAACGTCGCATTTGCGTCGATGCAATACCATAGTCTCCCTGTTCGATCAGATCAGGTTCGTTACGACGGGCTTTGTTCTTGTCAAGAATCTGAAGCAGCGCCCAAATATGTGTCTCTGAAGTTGAATCAAGTCCTACCGACCGGTAGCGTCCACCTTCTGGCAACGTTGATCCAGGAAACGTGCTGTGATCTTCGCTTGACAAGAGTTCATACGCCTCATCATAATCATCCCACGCTCTGATCGACATTACATCGATGTCAAGCCCAGCGAGCGATTCGTCCCCGCCCTCGAAGTCGAGCAGCAGCATCGGCGATGTGCGCTCGTCGTCCTGAGCGGTGCCGAGCAGATGCGTCTTGCCATGTCCAGGCGGTGAAAACACCAACATCTTCGCATGACGCTTCGCCGCTGGGTTAGTAATTTCCATCAGATTAA